CTTTCTGCCTATTACGGAGAGGACTTGTCAAGTGCGTGGAAGAAACTTATGGTTGACAGAGACTTTTATGTCAATGACAACTTAAAGGTTCGTTATGCAGTGGGTCAACCAATGGGATTTTACTCCTCTTGGCCAGCTTTTGCAATAACTCACCACGCTCTAGTACAGTTTAGCGCATATCTGGAAGGAATTAAACACTTCCAAGATTATATGCTAATAGGAGACGATATCGTGATTAACCACCCAAAGGTGGCTGGGAAATATAGAGAACTATTATCTGCTTTGGATGTTCCAATATCCTTAGACAAATCTATAGTCCCTATAGGGAATAATGAGTCTCCCTCATGTGAAATAGCCAAAAGGCTGTTTTACAAAGGAGAAGAGATTTCACCAATCCCCCCAGACATTATTAAATCAGCGAGTTCTAATTATTTATTAGTTACTCAAATGATCAAGGTAATGTACCAGCGCGGCTTCTTCACTAAATTAATAGATGAAGACCTATGCTCTGTTGTGACCCGGGAAGCACTAGTTAATCCTTATCCAACAAAGATAAGGGCTAGCGTTGTTGCTTTATTGTCCAATCCGTTGATAGGAGCCGGCGCGCCCACAATTAAGTGGGGTGACGACGAACATCCATGGAAAGAGTACCCAATCGAGAAAATCGAAGAGGTAACAAAGGAGGTCTTGAGAGAACTCCTTGACAAGAAAGTAGCCAAATTATTGAGAGAACTAGAGAGTTTCTGGTTTAAACACCAGTACTCAGATATTTCTCCTATATTTGTCTGGGCCGGTCTTCCAGTATCCGTGGCATCCACTACGCTTGCTGATAATCACCCGATGCTCAAAGCATTAGGTGATATCGTTACTGAGTTAGAGGATTACTCCGCTCATTACTTATGTAAGAGTGAAGAACCCGTAACTTATAACGAGTTTCTCGACAAGCTATCATATATACCCGATTTAAAGATGAGGGCCTTTCGGTCAACATCTAAGAAAAGGGAATATATTAGGTCCTCTACAGCATTGGAAGTGCTTAAGAGGTTAAAGAATCCCCCAGTGAACCAGCCTCAACATACATCAGGCACCGTCGAGAGTGAAATATCTCACGATGCGTGGTGAAGAGACAGGTTATAGAGAAATCTATACCCGGGATGTTCGACCCTCCTCACGGAGG